AGCATCGGCGGGACGTACCTTGACTGCCAACACTTGGACTACAGCATCAAGATCATGCGAGCTTACCTCGACCGCTACTGCACCGAGCGGAGACTCGGGCGGAAGCCAACTGACTTTGACCGTGCCAGAACGTGGGTCGGTGGACCCCGTGGGCCATGGCGTGAATCCTCTATCCCCTACGCAAACAGAATCATGGGAGCAATGAAATGACTGCACCGAAACCAATCATCCAAAACATCAAGGGCAAAGACTACGAGGTCGTTGCCAGCCGGGTTGCCCGGTTCCGTCACGATCACCCAGAGCGGGCCATCCTGACCGAGTGCATCCACAACGGTGAAGAGCGGGTGGTCTACAAGGCCACCGTCTGCGACGAGAATCACTTGCCTATCGCTGTCGGCCATGCTGAGGAGTATCGCAACGCCGGCATGATCAACAAGACCTCGGCCACTGAAAACTGTGAGACATCAGCCATCGGTCGTGCGTTGGGCATCTTGGGTTATGATGTATGCAACTCAATCGCTTCAGCTGATGAAGTCGAGCGAGCGATCTCTCAACAGGACTCACGTCCTTTCTCTTCGCCTGCCCCAGCCCCCGCCGCTCCCTCCCACACGCCTGCACCACCTCCAGCAGGCTCAGGGGGCGGGGCAGCAGGAGATATTCCTGCCGGCCACAGGCTGGTTGAGTTTCGCAAATACTTCGAGAACGAAACCTCCAAAGGCAAGCCGTACATCAAAGCCTATGCCAAGGTGGATGGCGAAGACATGGACGTGTACGTCTGGGACGCACACAACCTTCAGATCGTGAAGGACAACTGCCCCGGTCAACTCGCGGCGACTGGTGAATACGAAGAGTTCCGAGGCAAGACACGCTTCAAACTGGGCAACGCTCAGACCATCGAGGAAGCACCCGCACCACAGAAGGGAGCATTTGATGACTCAGACATCCCATTCTAATGCGATCTTTGAATTGACCATGAGCCCGGCAGCGGCCAAGCAGGTGGCAAGTGGGCTAAGGCACTACTTGGTGAGTCCTCACCCGTACATCGACACTTCAAAACGTCACCGTGACATTGCAGTGGACTTGCTTTGCAAGATCACTGAGTATCTTGCCAGCGACCTCCGCACCAAGTTTTTCTACTACAAGCTGTACACCCAGATGGAGAAGACCATGGTGGCGGACGTGTTGAATCACGGCATGGTTGATGAGACCAACAACAAACTTATCGACCACATTCGTGAGCAACTTTTCGGTGCAGGCGACGACAGAATGTACGACGATGCTACGAGTCTGTGATGTCTTGGATCAAGATGCGTACAAATTTGAGAACGGACGGTCGCGTCCGTCGAGTCGCCCGCCTTTGTGACATCTCCAAGGCCGAGTGCATAGGCCACCTCTTCGTCTTCTGGTCACTCGCCGACGAGCATTCCACCGACGGCGTGCTCAAGAACTGGGACAAAGAGTCCGTCGATGACGAGACTTGCCCCGGCTTCTTCAACGCCTTGGCGGAGGTCGAGTGGGCAGATACAACCCCAGATGGGGAGGTGGTCGTGCCTCGGTTCTCGGATCACAATGGTCGGTCGGCCAAGACGCGGGCTCAGGGAGCGTCCAGAGCCGCCAAGTACCGGGCAAGGGCGGAAGCCGTCATGGAATCCGCAGCCCCTGAGAAGCCATCTGAGCCCCCGCAAGAGGATTCTGGTGGTAAGATCGGGTGGTATGCCAAGCTCGATGCCATGGGTCTGGACAAAATGCAGTCGATTCAACTGGTCAAGCGTGTGTTTGACGATCACGGAGAGCAGGGAGAGCAGTGGCTAACCAAGGTGACTGAGACATGCAAGACCAAGAGAAGCCCGATTGCGTACCTGAAGAAGATCATCAAGAACGAGTACGGTCTCTGATCTTCAACGTGCATGGACGCCCCGTCCCCTTGCCAAGACCTCGTGTCTTCAAGGGGCGGGCAGTGTCCATCGTGAACCCCAAAGCAAGAGCCTGGAAGGGAGCGGTGTTGGCGGCTGCGAAACTGACGGCAGCGGCGTGTGGATGGACACCGTCACACCGCCCCCTCCGGCTTGAGCTTATCTTCACCTACCAGAGACCCAAGAAGCACTTCGACAGCAAGGGTCTGGTGAAAGAGAACTACCACTCAGCCCACATGGTCGGACGACCCGACATCGACAACCTTGCGAAGATGATCATGGACGCCGTCAATGGCGTTCTTTTTGTTGACGATTCTCAGGTGGTCTACCTGTCCGCTACGAAGCAGTACGCCTCAGAGGACGGGGTACACCTCACGCTCACTGAGCTCTAGCGGCCTTGCGTTCTTCACGCTTACGAGCGCCCTCTTGACGGGCCTCTCGGAACACGGCCTTGAACTCTTCGCTGAACTCGTTGCCTGACTCGGCACTGATGTTCATCAGCTTCCTGAGTTGATACTCGGCAGACCGAAGCTCGGCTGGGCTGGCATCGGTGAATGCTGCCTCCAACACCCTGAACGGCTGGCTGATAGGCAGACCACCAAGCAAAGCAATGTCGGTAAACAATCGCTCACGAATCTCCGCCGCCCTGTCTGGGTCATCCTCACCAGCCAGTTTGAAGAACCCTTCACCAATGTTTACAACGGTGTCAACTCCAACAGGAATTAAGGAATCAGACAAGTAGTCTGTGGTTCTACCGTAATCTACGGGTCTGTTCTCATTGCTGGCCTCGATGGTCTCAGCGATGATGCTTGACACTTCACGGCTGGTGATGAATGACAACAAGGGGAACGGGCTGGCACGGACAATGCCCTCTTCGATGAACATATCCAAGGCACGGTCGGTTGCTTTTTGTTTGTGCAACTCCGCGAGAACTTCCTTCTTCTCATCCTCGTCACCAATGGCGCTGGCAAGCAGCATGTTCCAAAGATAAGTCACGCCCACGTTGATTGCGGCGTTGCCCCCAATGAAGACAGCGGCCTTCTTGGCGGTGTCACCGCTCGCCAGCTTGGAGCCGGGCTCATACAACCGCGAGTATGTTTTCATTGGGTCCGAAGTAAACGCCAGCAGACTCGAAAGGTAGCCGCCCTCTGTGCGAAGTTTGGCGGTCACGTTTGAATCATCAAGAGGAGACGAAGTGTTCTGCGTCCTGCGAATCGCTGTCTCAGCAGCAAGGATTGAATCAGGTGACGCCTCACTCTCACCTCGCTTGTTCATCTCAGCCTGCACAGCAGTAGCCACGATGATGCGATCCAAAAGTCTCAAGGTCGGGATTGCTCGTGGCAACCCAGCCAGCGAGCTTCGTGCCTGATTCAAGTGCTCGGCAGCTCGACCCACGTCTCCAGACATTGCTGCTTGTCCCGATGCAATGATGTTCTTGAAAGTATCACCGACGACGTTGTGCAACTGGGCGATGTCAGCAATGCCGGCAGACCCATCGTCACGACTGAACACCACTCGGCGATCAACTGCATTGCTGGAGTCACGATCCCACAGATACCCAGACTTCTTGGACACTTGGTCTTGGAAGAACCCGCCAAAGGTACGGCCTGCAACCATGCCCATGACTTGCTTCAAGGCTCCCGCCACCTCTTTGGAAGAGTATTCGGTTTGCAAAGTGTTGAGGCCACCGAACAGAATGCGTCCCCAGGTTGGCGGGCTCATCACCAAGATACCACCCACAACAGTAGATACAAAGCCAAGCGACGGGTCAGATACTGCTGGCAAGACTCTGGTGGCATAGCCGACGTGCTTGAGCATGCGGTCGTATGACTCGCTGCCAAACTTCCGCGTGATAAGCTGACGAACCTCAGCACGAGTGACAGTAGACCAGAGGGTGCGAACATCCTCGGCCATATAGCCAAGCTCCAACGACTTGTCCATGTGGTCGAAGTAGTCGCCAGCAAAGTCAGATACGACAATCGAGCCAGAGGCAGATCGCTGCTTGGTGAACCCGGCGTTCTCGGCGAAGATGGTGGCGACACCACCTCTACCCTTCTGCTCGATCTCCTCAAGGCTTGTGATCCTTGTAGTGACCTCGGATGTTCTGGGCTCATACCCCGCCACCATCGGAGGCACGTTGCCTGTGATGCGGAACAGGGCAGCCATTGCAGGGTTGCGAAGATCCTGCTCTCGGGCATCCTTCATGTCTGCAACCAACTGCTTCAGGTGTGGTGGCGCCGCCTCGCGGATTGCAAAGATGTCACTGATAAGGTCGGGTCCGCCCGCTGGTATTGCTGAGCCCTTGTCCCCGACCCGAAGTGACAGCTTGCCTCGACGGCCAACGATGTCCAAGGTCTCATTGTCCATGGCAAGCAACTTCAAGAACTGACCGAGCGTGACCTCGTAGTTCTTGCCGCCCAGTCTGACGGTATGCTTCTCGGTGTTGATGCGGCCTCGGGTATTAGATGCACGAGCCCTGAAGTCTGCCAAGTCACGGAAGCCTGCACGTCGTACAGCTTCATCCAACTTCTCCATGTGGTCTCGACGTGCCTTCAGCATGCGAGATTCGGCGCGGGTTAAAGCATTCCATGCTCCGCCAAGACCCAACATCTTCAGGGTGGACTGCAAGTCAAGCCCGCCCCGCTGGAAAATACTGAACGTGCTGCTCGTGACTTCACCAGTTGCCGTTCTTTCACGGTCAGCCCTACCGGAAACGGTATTTTCAACCAATCTTTCACCGGCTTCAATGGTCCTGATCTGCTCAGACTTGGCTTCTTCCATGGCGACACGGTCATCTCGGTACAACACCTCGGCCTGGTTGAGGAGCTCGTCCAGAATCTGTGAGTTCTCAACCATCTCAGAAACTTCTTGATCAGTCTTGGGCAGCTTGCCCTTCCGCCCACCCGGCAGACGACCCGATGCGTAGATGGTTTTGATACCCGTCCGAGTGTCGTCATCCATCTTGGTTGAACGGTTGAGGAGCTTCTTCATTCTCCTCTCGAAGCGGTTGACTTTGTTGGCGTGATGATCTACCAACGCACGGCGAAGGACTTCACGTTCGAGCTCCAACAATTTCTCTTCAGTCCGGGCGTTCATCAACCTCTTGGTAAATCTTGGACGTGACTCTTTGTCCAGATTCTCTTCGATGAACTTCAACGTCTCTCGCTTCGCGTCTGCCAGACGTACCCGCTTGGCCTTGAGGTCAGCCTCACGACGGCTCATCTTCCGCATCTGATCCCGAAGAGCAGCCTCTTTGTCGGCACGAGCAATCTCTGCTTGAATCTTGGAACCCTCTTCAAGACCACGAAGGGCAGCGATGTCCGGCCTGGTTCCCTCGCGAGCAGCCAGACGCTGCCGTTCACGATCCATGATCACGTCAAGAGCAGTCTTGAAGGCGCCGGCTCCACGCTTCTTGCCCATGCGTGCTTCGATGCCGGCACGTTCTCGTGCGGGCTTGGTCATTGGAGTCTTCTTCTGACCCTTGCGGCTGCGTGCGAAGACAAGCGGTGAGGACACTTGTCTTACATCAGAGTCCGTACCCACCACACCAGCACGTTGTTCTCGAATAGCAACCGAGTCCTGGGGCTGATTCTTGAGAACCCGATACGCACCAGACAACGCAACCTCAAGCACAGACAACTGGCTTCCGTGGTTCGTGGTCAAGCTGTCCTCGGGTAGCCTCAGCAACTCTTCGATAGCTGACAGTTGGACCTGCAAAGCTGACTGCATCTCAGGGACCAAACCTTGTTGATCTCTTGCCACGAGACTGGATGGGACACGAGCCAAGAAGTCTTGCGTATCTCGATCAGTCATGGCATGAGCCACAAACTCGTCAAGGTTGCTCACGTTGTAGTCACCCACACCGCCCTTGTCGAAGTCTGGAGAGCGGTGATACACCAACGCATCAAGGTATGCCTCACAGATTGCACGCATCCAAGGCACAGTCTCTGACGGGTCTTTGTCCAAGTATGCTTCAGCAGCAAGTTCGTCGGAGGCTTGCGGAGCATCACCAGCTTGCGACTCAAACCGTTGGTCGAGGCTGCTCATGTCCATTCTGGTTTTGCTCTTGTAGCCACCTAACACACGGGCAAGTTCATCCCTGATTGCAAGATTAGTTCTGGCATGAACCACCTCGTGCAACAAAGTCTCAACACCGCCTACGGCATCAACACCGTACGCAGCACCGGCGCCGTAGAGTTCTGCCTTTGGCGCGAAGTATCCTGATGGACCGATACAAAGACACCCCTTCTCCACCCAGTTGTCTGGCAATGAACCATTGACTGCGTTTGGCATAAGAGCTTGAGCCCTTCTCTTTTTGCCCACGGCAGGTCGAGGTTGACTCGCGGCTGTGTCGGCCTGCGTGTCTCTCATAGGCGGAACAAACACACCCATGTAGCTGCCCCGTTGCTGGGTATCAATGGGCATATCCAAGTCCATGCCCAGATCAATGAGGTGATTGGCCAAGGCTTTTGATGCTTCGTTGCGACCGCCCTGTGAACGGACGATTCGCAAGGCAACACCCTCAATCACAGCGATGTCATCAGCCATCTCTGGAACCAATTCTCGAAGCCGATTCATACGAGCCTTGATGCTGTCCTCGGGGTTCATCGCGGCGACGACGTGCAACGCTTCACCAACCGTGGCTGCCTTCCTGATCTTGCTCCAACCATAGTCGTTGGCGTTGATCAGCAACGTGTGAGCAATCTCAGGAGAGGTACGAAGTATGACTTCACCCGTACCAAAGTGAGCCCCCAAGTCGTCAACTTTGCCAGATGAGATGAGTTTGTCCAACACCTTCGTGGCATTGTCATTCACCCGCATCATCAACTGGTGTTCGTTTGTTCGTTGCTCTACGTCTACGCCTTTGCCAAACCCTTCAGAGTCAGCGGGGACGACGTGGACGCTAAGCTCACCTACCCTTACGCTTGGTCTTCGGCGTCGGGCGAACTGGGGGTTTCCGGGGAAGTCTTTCTTGATTCGCTTGGCGACGGAGTCATTGGCTTCCTGCTGTCTTGTTCGGAAGTCGGCTCGGTGGGCCTGGGTGGAGTGTCGAAGGTGATGAAGCCTGAATGCTTGACTTCCTCCAATAGCCTTCGCTGCTCTTGCTTGCTCATCTTTTGGCAGTTTGGCGAGACGCCCATAAACTTTGCGGACGACCTTGGCCCCTGTACTGTTCTCTTCACCCTGGCGGGCAACAGCCGCTGGCGCGAGGAGAGCAAGTTGTTCAGCTCTTGTAGGAGCGATTCGTAAGATGACTTCTCGTTGTCCTCTGCTGAGAGCTCGGAATCGCTTGGGTTCTGGTCTTGCGTTGTCATAATCATCCCTTGCCTTTGCGGCATCTTGACGGGCTAGTCGTCTTTCGGTTCTTTTCTGATCCACCTTCGCATCAAGATCAGTTGTATCTTTGCCGGCGTCCCTCGCCTTATTACGTCGAAGTATAGCATTGTCGTACTGGGTATCGACACGATCTCTCTTGCTCTCCGCTTTTTCTTTGGCGGTTTTCAGCTTATCTTGCCTCTTCGCAAACGCCTCGTCGCTCTCCATCTCCCCTGTGGGGATGCCATCAAAGAACGTGCCAGAATCTATTTCAGTTTCTGCGGACTGAAGAATAATCTGGTCCTCGGCCCGAGTGATATCGGACTCGGTCGGTGCGGTTTGACCATCTGGATACAACTCGTTCCACGGTTTGCCGAACACATAACTAAAGTCGCTGTCCAGTCGAACCCCATCTGCGGGTGTGGTGATGACAGCTTGAACCGTGGGAATGACCTGACCAATAGCGGTTTCGATTTCGGTGTTTGTCTGCTGATCAGTCTCTGCGAAGTCGTTGAAGTTTGCAAAGATGATAAGCGTACCGTTTGACACGGGCTGAACAAGTGGTGTGACGTTGGGGTTGCTGATGCCTTGCTGGATAGCAGCGACTTCAACATTGGTCACAACGTGTCCGCGTGTGAACACAACGGTCACACCCAAGCCGTCTGGAGCTCCGTCAACATCGGTCAAACGGTGGGATGCCGCAGCCTCTTGACCAAGAGACACCGACACGAAAGAGACTGCATCTACCGCATCAGACACTGAACCACCGGGAACCACGACATTGACTACATTGTTGAGAATCAAGTTGCCTTCGGTGTCTGGGTATGCACCGAGTGGACCGTTGACTACTACCCCGCCATCAAGACCAGTTCCAACCTGTGTCTGGCCGGGCGAAGAAGTTCTCATGTGAGTCAAAGACGTGGCCGCAGATGTCAACGACATCGTTGGATTGACCGACTTGTTTTGAGTAGCTGCCGCAAGGTCTTGAACAAGTGTCACGTTCTTAGTGCGGCCTGGCGTGACGGTTGCCTTGCGGCCACCTGATCCAACTTCAACAGGCCCCTTCGACAACTGAGACCGCTTAGCCGAATTTGTAGTTCCTCGGACAAGGCCAGTGCCAGATGGGTCAATGACAACCTCAAGCATGAACGCCGCGTTGTCGATTTGCAAAGCTGCTTCCAACATTTGTTGGGCGCTTATGTCTGTGCGATTTGCTGACAACGTGGCTAAGAAAGCATTGTTTGGACCGTACAGTTCAGCCAACAACTTCCGAGACAATGTTCGTATCTCTGGCGAAGAGTTTGAATCGACCGCAGTGCCAAGCAGGTACTTGCCAATGTTGTTTGCTCTTCGTCCTTCAACAGTTGCTTCGGTCGCTACTTCGACTGTTGCTTTGCCGCTTCCCTCTCCACGGAAGAACGCCGCTGCCTCCAAGATGTCCTCGACTTTGGGGTCAAGGAAAGCGTCCTTGGTCATGGTGAGAACACCGTCAACCTTGGTCGCTAGGCCCGCCTCGTAGGCTTGCTCCAAGAACTCATCTAAGCTCTCTGAGAACGTGCCGGTGTCATCACCACGGGTAGACCACATGACCGCTTGCAACTGCCAAGGCCGGAAAGGCTCGACGGCCATAGCTTCTTGTGGAGTCAAATCCTCGCCGCGTGCCAACTTGGCTCGGGCATCAGCCGCTTGCTGTGTCTGGCTTGACTGCCCATTGACATCTTGAGCGACAAGACCCAAGAAGTCTGACATCAGTTCGTACACCAATGGGTCGGCAAACGCCTCTTGAGGGATACCGAAGAACCGTGCCATGATCACATCAAGCGTGGGCAGCGGCACAGAGTCAGCCGTACCCATACCCAAAGCCAATGTGTTGTTGAACGATCCAACCTTGAACTGGCCTGGAGCATCTCCGTACTCGCCGGCTTCAGCTTCGAGCACACCCTTGGGCTCCATGACAGACACGTTGGTCGGACGCCCAGCGATGTGAGCAGCGATCAAACCAAGAGCACGTCGAAGGTTCTGGCGAACGTTGGTGCGGGGAGATGTAGCAGAGATAAACTGTGACACCACCGTGGACAGGGACGGGGCGCCCTCCATGAACGGGAAGGCACGGACCAAGTCCTGACCGAAGGCTTCATACCAGAATCGCTGAGCCCAGCTACCGTTGATGGCAGCGTTCACGAAGTTGGCGTTTGGGGTGCGGTATGACCCATCAGCCGAGTAGGTGACCGTGTGACGGATGATCTTGTTGTCGTCATCAGACACGTCCGGTTGCGGTGGGTTTGCAGCGATGGCAGATTGATACTCTGCCTCGGTCATCACGCCCCGAGCGTCTGGACGGATGCCAGTCCTCGTGCTACCGATGTCAAACTCAGCTTCTGGTTTGCCTTTGACCTTCAGTGCGATTGAAGACTTTGCACGATCAACTGCATCTTCACCGTGTCGCTCACGAAGACGATCCTCGGCCTGAGACATCAATCCATCGACGCGGTCTTGGGTCAAGCTCACGCCATAGTCAATGCGAGTGGCTCGAACACGCTCGATGTCCTCTGGCTCGTTCTCATCAAACGTGGCGAAGCTGTTGCCCGAGGCCATGCGAAGTGGCTCGCCTGGGTTGAGGTTGACCGGTGCTCCACCTGTCCTTGACGACTCAGGCACTTGATCACGAACGTCATGCACCGTCACGTTGCTTGGTGCTTTGCCGTACCCACGAGGCTTGGTGCGACGGTCACGAGCAGACATAAAGCCGTCACCGTCTACTGGTGTCTCGGGTTCCAGAGGTGTGTCTGATGTCGAGTCGGGGTTTGTGACAGCTGCTTCTGCTCCCGCTGATGCACGGGCCATCGAAAAGGACAGAAGAGATGCGTCTTGAATTGTCGTATCCGCTTCAGGTGACACGCTCGCACGACCAGCTACACCCGAACGCTTGTCTGTGTTTGCAGCTTCAAGAGCAGCAATAACTTTAGTCGCCATCTTGGCTTCTGCACCCAACAGTCCAAGTGCAGCCAGACGCTGGGATATTGGTCCCTCAAGAGCAGACAAACCTTCTTCCACTGTTTGAGCTGCACCTTCAAGCTCAGCACGCATTGACACCCCGAGTCCTACCTCTGGGGTTGGTGCTTTTCTATTTTCAGCTTGGTCAATGACGTTAGCTGCCGCTGCATCCAAAGTTCCACGAACAGGCCTGTCTGCTGGATCAAGAGCTGCCTCTTGCTCTACACCCCTCTTGGTGTAGCGGCGGAACCCCTTGTACACATTCAAGTCTCCCACCAAACCTCGGATCTCTTTGTAAAGAGCTGGGTCGAGGTGCTGCACCATGTGAACAATCTCATGCACGCCGTATGCAAACATCAGCGTCTCATTCGTCCGCGAACGCTTGCCGGTTTGTGGCATGCGTCTTATGTAGACTGTGCCGGCAGACTCGTTGGTGTAAAAAGCAGGATTACCACCCAATGCTGTGCCTTCGCCACCTTCAAAGAAGACGACGTTAGTGGCGCCAAGTTTCTTCAGTCGCGCCGCAGTTTTTGTTTCGGACTCTGTTTGCTCGTTTTTCTTGATTCGTCTGGCCGGAGTGAAATCGCCTTCACCATCTACCTTCGACTGTGCTTTGCCGCCGTATTGCTTGAGCACCTGGTCGGCAGTCTTACGTCCGGCTTGCAGAATACTGTTGCCTTCACCATCAACCATGTCCCGAACTTTGACACCTTCTCGTGCCTGTTCGTCTACGGTTTCAAGCAACTCAAGAGTCCGTGTGTGCTCTTGAAGATCCATGTTGATCTTTTCAGCTTCTGCAATTGACTCGTCTGCTGCTTCCAAATGACCGGCCTTGGTGTCTTCAGAAATACCTTTGCGATTAGCAAGTTTCTGACGACGTTCAGCTTCAGCCTGAGCTGCATCGCGAGCCTCTTCAAGCTCTTTTCTGTTCTTACGTCTTTCCGTCAGTTCTTCGGCCCGAGCAGCATCATCTTTGTTGGTGAACAAGCCAAGCATGGATCTATCGCCACCAAGGTTTGCTTCATTCAATGCTTGAGCAACCTCGGGCATCACACGCTTGGCGCCACCACGAACTTGCAACTCTTGAACAGCTGACTGAAAGACAGACGTGCCGCCTTGAATCGTGCCGCCGGCAATCGCTCCGATAGCAAAGGATCGCCCTGCACCTTGGACGAAGTCCATAGTTAAAACACTTCTACCCTCAATGTCCTCAGCACGACCAGCGATCATGTCCTGTACCTGGCCAACACTACGGTTTACCAAATCTGCCGCTAGTTCTTGCGAACCTTCTGCAAGTGCTCCGCCACCAACGGTCGTGAGTGCCGAGATAGAACGACCCTTCAAACCCCTGAGTTGTTGAAGATCCTCTAGCTTGTCAAGGGTCAGTGACAACCGACCAGCGTCGTCCGCTTTGCCGAGAAGTTTGCCACCAATACCTTTTGCTAATTTGCCCCCCGTCTTCTCCAAAATAATCTCTGTTGCAGCCATTGAGAAGCCACGAGTGTTTGCCTCAAAGCTGTCGAAATCCAAGGCTTCTTGCCCTCGCCTCAACCTCGCTTGGTTAGCAACGGCTTGGTCGTGCATTGACTCGTAGTACCCATTGTCATAGCTACGCAAGAACAAGCGACCAAGGCCCACAACAGTACCGATCTTTGCACCCACGAGAGTACCGACACCAGGTACGATTGAACCTACTGCTGCAAAAGCAGCGGCTGTTCCGCCAACCTCAGACGCCATTTGGCCCAAGGTAAAGCCAGTCTGCTCACTGAAGTCTGTACCAGACGCCGAGGTAGACGCCTGCTGACGAGCCATGAAGTAGGCTTCAGCTTCTTCGCCTTCGAGCCCAGTAAAGTTGAACCCGTTCTGACCAAGCTGAATAAAAGCATCGTCAGTCGATTGAGCAAAGCCGGCGACCAAGTTGCTGAAGAATCCATCAGACGCATCGACTTTCTTTTCACGAAGAGTTTGCTCGTATACGTTGTAAGCCTCTTTGTCACGAAACAACCCAGGCAGCAGTATTTCAGTAGCGGTCTTTTCGCGTGCCTCTTGTTCAGGGTCCACGAACCGTCCCCGAAGTCTGCGGGGCGTCCCCCTTGAGATCAGTCGAAGATGATCGTCTACTGCTTTTTGGATTGGGTCTGACATTTTATTTCGGGACTTCCATGTCATTCGTGGTTTGTTGAGCTTTTCTGCGTAAGCTACCAGTTTGATCTGGTGCAGGTTCTGCTTGTGTATCCTCGTTCAGAACTTGTTGAATACGAAGTTGCCTACCTTGCAGATCAGCAATCGCTTTGTTAAACGTCGGCACGTTATATCTGTTCTGAACAATCTGCATGATTCTCTGGGCAAACATAGCATTGTCACCCATACCTCTAGCTTCTTCAACAAGTCTGGAGGCTACTTCGCTTTCAGTCATGCCTGAAGCATTGATCCCCATAGCGTCGAGTTGAAGTCGAACGAATTCAGCTGCGTGGATTACCCTGTCTTCCATGTTAGTTTCGCCGTCATCGTTATAATCAGGGACTTGCTTGGGTGGGAATGCCCTTAGCCCCTTTTGTTCTACCCCAACCTGAGCTTTGCCTGTCCGTTGAGACATCGTTGTTTGTTGTGCTTCTACGAACGCATTGCCCGCTCCAATCAAATCTGCGACCACCTGGGTGGCATACTCTGGAGACATAGGGGCAACCCTAGCAGCAGATGCTGACACGGCTTTTACAAGGCTTGCAAACTGGGGCGACTCGGCCAAGTCAACAGCACTCAAGTTTGGATCTTCACTTACACGCTGTCGTAGAGCAGAGAAAGCCTGTTGAAGTTTGGGGTCACCTACGACGACGGGAGCAGCAAAGAACTGAGCAACTTCTCCAGAGTCCGTGGTTTGTTCCCAATCCGCAGACTTGTTGGACGCACTGTGTAGGAATTGGTAACCACCAAACACTGTGGACATCCGGCCCTGAGCTGCCGGCGACAAACCTTGGCCAGCCATGTCTGAGTTTTCTTGCTGCAAAAGTGCAAACCGACGGTCAACTCCTTGGCCATGAACGTCGTTTCTTGCTCGCAGAGCTGTTTCTTCAGCAGCCTTGATTGCACGCATGTCTGTTCGGTCAAAGCCAAGCAAGGTGGTAAGCACCGCCGCTGGGTTTTGTTCGTACTGGCTGCGGTACACCTGAGCCGCACTTTCCGACAGTCCGCCTTCTTCTATCATTCCAGACAGAAGTCCATCAAAAGACTCTCGGTTCTGCTCAACATACGCGTCACGGTCATTGTCGCGTAAAACTGACCCAAGAATTTGACGGCGTTGATCCTCGCGTGATTTAAGTGCGGCTTGGATTGTGCCAGGCGATACGTCCAAGATCATGCCATTTGGCAACTTGGCGACGGGAGAACCGAAAGACATGCCAAAGTCAATGCCTTCCAAGCCTCGATAAGTCCCGTTTTCCAAGGCAGCCAAAGCGTCGGAAGAGGACATGCTGCCAAAAATCTGCGGGTCACCAGTAGCAATCTGTTGCAATGATCGACCAGCGAACTGCTTGGCCATGTCCCGTGACTCTTGGGTGGATGGGTAATCAAACTTTGAATCGTCGAACACTGACATATTTAGAACCTCGGCGGCTCAAGCCGCGCTGCATCTAGGGTTGGTGGAGCAAATGGATCTTGCTCCTGTTCTGTAGGTGCGGGCATGGCGTTCTCAACTGCGTTGCTCACACCTTCATTTTTCTTCTTCTCGGCCTCAAGAGCACTGGAGATCGACACAAAGCCAAGCTGCTTAATCTTCTGTTGGGCATCTTTATTCATCTGAGCATTGAAGTCAATCAGTGGTTGAACGCCTGATTTGAAAGCTGCGGCAAAGCCGGCGCCACTCAAGCCCAGGCTTTTCCGGCGTTCACCCTCTGCCTCAAGACCAGCAGCTAACGCAGAGGCAAACGAAGCACCGAACTTCTGACGTTCAAACTTCTCGTCTTTGCGAACAGCCCGTTGCGCCAGCTTTCGTTTGCGTTCATCAGTATCAGCCGCAGCAAACTTGTCAAGCAAATCCGGGGACACTTGACGCAGTTTTCGGCCTTCTTGTTTGGCTAGCTTCATTAACTCATTTATTTGTGATGCACTCATGATTATCCTCCTGGTGCGCCCATGCTGCTTGTGACGGCGCTGATACCAGCACTAACGATTTGTTCGCCTAAGTTGAAGCCTGTGCCGACGTTGGCTACGAGAGACTTACCGATGTCCAGACCTGTTTGTGCAACACCAGATTGAGACGCCAGTGTTTGGGAAGCGAGTTGCTGACCCAGTCCAGAAATGGCTGCGGTATAGGATCGACGGACATCACTGAGCTGGCCGGCTTGTTGACCAATCAAACCAATTTCTGCTTGACCAACATTCGCCATGGTCTGGGCTCGGTTCAAGCCTAGCTGCATTTCGCGTTCCGCAAATCGCTCCTTGGATCGACGTTCCTCACGAGCACCTTCTCTGGCGATAGCCTCAGTCTGTGCCTGACCGAATGTCGTCATGCCAAGGCCGGACAACGCCCCTTGTGCAACAGACCGTAGAGATGCCGCCTCAGTGGCTCTGGAGATGTCTTGAAGCTCTTGACCGTATGTCTCCGACAACTTAGCGGCAGCTTGATCGAAGCCTTCTTCAAGTTGACTCGTGACTCGTTCGTCAAAAAGAGCACGTTGCTCTTGGAAAGCAGCCTGCAATGACTCGATGTCCAAAGCCTGGTCGGCAGACACTTGGTCAATGATGCCCATCATCCGAGACTCAAAGAGAGGAAGATACTCTTTAAGCATCTTTCCTTCAAACCGACGACGCTCCGCGCGAAGCATATCGGCTCTCTTGTCTTCATCTCCAAACAAGTCGTTTAGAAAACCCATTACGAAACACTCCTGACTGGCCCGCCATCTTCGACATCGACGGACAGATCCTCCAATGCCCACGCTCGTGATGTAGCGCCAATCTTGATAAATACATCACTTGCTCTAATTCTTGTTCGCTTAGCCGTGGAACGCCCACGAGACAGCAGTACATTTGAGGTTGCCTGTGCGTCCCTAAACTGCGAGCCTGTAATTGTTGCAACCACAGACGTTGGCAGTAACCCAGACAAATACTGAATTGTTGTTGGGGTTCCAGACACAAGGGTACTGGTTTGGAAGTACACAACACCGCCCTCTTTAATTTCCCACTTACCGTCTGTATTGCGGCTCACGGTATAACCTCCGGGGCCTGCAAAAACCGTATCGTTGATAAGCGTTCCCGTTGACTGGGGGGTGTACTGCCCGTCAGGCTCGCCGGCAACACCACCGAACACAGTGCCATCCGACTGTGCATCAGTGCCGCCAGCTTCGTCACCTCCATCACAGGCAACGCCAAGAAGACTTGTGTCTTGTGCGTCAGTTCCGCCAGCCTCGTCACCACCATCAACATTTACATTTGTGGTGGCTAGGGTAAAGCCGCTTGCAAAACCAATTGCTTCTTGAGCTGTGTCGCCAGTAAGAATCGACAAGAACGGACCAGTGGTCACGGTGTCAACATCCGACTCTGACTTCTCACCCAACAACACACGGGTATCTTTGAGGAGAACCCGACGTGACGGGTCGGCATTGATTGGACCCATCAAAACTTCACTGTCGAAATCTACTGCGTCCGCAACTGGCGGATGAACCGTAGAGAACGTGGTGCTGCTCAACACTCCACCATCTTGGTGCTGAACAAACGACTCTGGTTGCGAGAGAAGGTGTCCACTTTCTGTCCCAAGCAGGGGGGCTGTTCGGTCACCGTCAACTGGTCTAAAAGATACAACTGACTTCACGCCACGCATGGAGCTGTTGGCTATTTGCCAAAGCCACCAGCCTCCGTTGGACATATCCAGTGCAAAAATTTCACTGGAAGAATCGTCGTCTGTTTTCGTGACACACATCAATGCTGTGCTACGGGCGTCGTCGTACCCCATAACGATGCTCGTGTTTTCAAAGTCCAAACGAGAAAAAAGATTGTCCAGTCTGTCCTTGGTAATCCTTGCACCTTTTTCAATGTCAAACGTGTTTGGGTCAATAGCAAACACACCTTCGGTTGATGCAATTAGACTGGACATCTCGTTGATCGGAGTAAACGCTCTAGGCCCAAGCACACCTACAGTCCTTGATATTTGCCTAAAGACAACATTGTCAAATGCAGGATCTCCAGTGAGCATGACCAGAGAACTAGTGCAGCCAAAAACCAGACTGTTTGTGCCTACTGGAATCAATGCTTTTATGTTGTCCCCAACAGTACCAAACTTTGTGCCGGCAGTGCCTGCCAAAGCCTCGACGCCAGCTGTGGTCCCAGCTCCTGGTGTCCAGTCAAATGGGTCAGTAATTTTGCTCAAGAACCAGTTGGTTGGCGTTGGGTCCACGCCAGCAAGAACCAATCGGGCTCCAAACTGTTGAACCAGCTTGGCTCGAAAAACTGTACCCCCCTGAGAAGCCTGAACAGTTTTGTATGGCCCGATCCATTGACTCACAATGGCAGGGCTCTGTGAAACATCTACCTTGACGTACTTTGTTCCATCGGTCATGTAAACATAGTTGTGTGGGGCAGTGTCTTCTCCTCCTGTAAAAGTAGCTGTCCCGAAAGATGCTTCTGATGAGGTCTCGGCTACCGTTGTGTTTCCTGCCAAACCAGCCACTCGTTGTGTGAACGTAACGGTTGCGCCGCTGGCTTCTGCAATGATAGATCCGTTGTGTCCGTTGGAGCTGTTGACCATGTTTGCAATGTTGGTTGCAGTCCCAGCTGCACTTCCTCCAATTTCAAACTCTTGGTTTGTTGCAGTAGCACCCTCTGCCGCCTTTGCCGTGTAGGTCTTAGTTACCTGCGAGGACGCACCATTGAGCCCAGCAGTGTCTGTAAGAGTAAACGTATCATTGACGTTCATGACATCACTCAGGGTTAGAACTACTGTTGCTCTCTGTTGTCCACTGGCTATCTCATCGGCACGTCCGACATGCTTCATAACTGCCATTTCAACTTGAGCAGCATCTGCAAAAATTTTGTGGCTCGATAGGTCGCCGCCTGTGCCATCTGGCTGGGCCTCGACCACTTGGCTGGAGGGTGCAGCTTTCCGAGGCTGCAAAGTTACGTCAGTGCTCTCAGAGTCATAACTCGCGTTAAAAGCGTTTCGGCCTGTAGCTCCAACGACAGTCGCAAGAACAGGGTCACCAGTCAAATCAGTAACAAAAATTTTACCTCCAGAGACGTAAATAAGCTGTCTCTTCAAAATTTCAGAAGCAACAAATCCTGTCTTAGTGACAAATGACTCGGTAGTAATCATGCCCTGTATGGCAGCGCCGGGCTTGCCCATCTGTAAGAAGCCCTGCCTTGTACCGATTCGACGCCTGTTGTCGAATGAGTCAAACGGGAATACGTTCCTGCACCGCTTGGTAAATCCGTCAACCGATTGTCGGAAAGACAATGAATCGGTAAGACCTTGGATCGGGATGGGAAGGCGAGAGTACGGCATCAGGTTACGTCTACAGTCCCAGTAAATGTGACCGTCAAGGTCGCCGCTGTCAGGTGATCTTTGCTACTTGCATTGTCATTATTACGCGCCCGACAGGCTACGGCTAAAAACAAATCAGATCCGGTTGAGTTTGTAATCGTATGGGTGGTCGTTACCGTCGTTGTACCACCAGTTCCTCCAGTTGGAGTGGTTCCTTCATTTTCAGCGAGCAATGTTTTTCCTGTTACCAAATCCTTGCTCGTGTAGGAATAGACTTGGGTTTTGGCAGTAATACGATTGTTAAATTGTTGTCCGCCAAAGATAGAGTTGTTTCCGGTCACCTGCAAACTAATGGTAGCCGTACATGATTCAAGATTGGGAACTTTGAAGATTTCAAAAACATTTGAGGCGGGCGTTGTTTGCAGATCCGGGTCTGAAGTGGTTGTGTTGGAGTTGGTGGTTCTTTCCACTGTGTGGTTAAGCAAACTGGTATGCAATTCGGTTGTAAACGTGCCGTCCGTGTTGCCCGGAATTTCTTGAATTCTGAGGCCAGTTTGTATCCGGCTCGTAACATTCAAAGTGCCAGACGCTTTCTTTTGCCCAGACAAAATGCTCCGAAGGTTACGCAGGTTGAAAACTTGGGTTCCATCCATGCCATCAATACTTGATTTTGTGTCCGCGACAATTCTGTCAGCGGTGACCCTGCCGCTGTAGTCAATCTCAGCAAGATTTTCTGAAGTGCCGTTCTTAACAACGGTGATTGCTTTTTGTGAAGCACCTGCCGCGCTGTTACCGGCAAGCTCTAGTTCTCCAATCATCGACGTACCACTGCCGGAAACTTTTGCACGGAAGTGTGGATCGTCTAGGTGGTGAGTGGCATCAGCACCACTGTCTGTGTTGTTAGGGGTTGTAGCAGACCGGACAACGCCGAAGTTAGATGGGTCTGCGTGGTTTGGTGTGTTGCCCAAATTCAAAGTTTTGACGAACACTGACGAACCTTGTGCAATCTTGAACAGATCGGTCCCGTCTGCTTCTTGCACTCGCATGATTGGGTTGTCTGAGTCATTGGAAGCAGTGACCCTAAATGCAGAGTCAGTAACACCAGCGTCATCGACCGGCACAATAGACACGTTGCCTGAGTGATCAACGGCCAAGCCTTTGCCGACCTGACCCGCATCAGGTTGCACCCGAAGCAGGTCGCCGCCAGCGTTGTCGTCGTCTTGATCTGCTGCACCAAAGACAGACAGAACCACGTCTGCGGTTTGTCCGCGACTTTCGATTGCAACCAACGCAGCCCCGTCAGAAGACTCGTCATCAGACACTCTGAAGATGTCGTTGCCCGTCTTGTTCTCAACCACAAAGATTGGTACTGACTGTGACGTTGCCCCCTTGACTGTCAAGGGGATCTCGCTGGCTGGTTGTTCACCACCCATGACTGTTTTAGAGTATCCGGGTTTGAAATAGACACGGCCATCTACATCGTCTCTAAGAGTCACATAGTTACTGCTACCGTTTCCGATTAGCAAATACCCGCCAGTCGTTCCAGATTCTTGAACGACCAGCACCTCTCCATCAGCTGGGGTGATAGTAGAGGTAGTGTTTGCGTCATTAAACTCAGCTTCTGTACCTCTACGAAGTTGTATCTTTACTGCCATCAGTCAAGTTCCTTCAGGATTTTTCCTTTGAGCCAATCGACGATTGGTCGCCCAACCCACATTCCGGCGATGAAGGCCCCGGACACGACGAGCAGGGCGGCAAGAACATCAGAGAACGAATACGACATAATTTCAAATCCTTCAGGTTGATTCCAAATACCAGCGTTGCCACTCCAACTGTCCCGATGATCAGCACCAGGGTCCACAAGTAGGTCAAGGCTTCCGCAAGCAATACATTCAGGACAATAAGTCCAACACCAGTCAGCAGAGGTATCCACCCCTTCACTCCCCGGCTGATAAAGAGCAGGACCGCCCCACTCATCAGACACAAACCCCCCGCCCAGCGGAACGGCTCCAGAGCTGCTATCGCTGGGTCGGTGGCTGCTTCTGGGCTCGGCCCCAGTTGGGGCAAAGTAAAACCCAAGCCACCACCACCAGTGGTCTGGCAGCCGAGAAGCAGGAATATCCACCAGTAACGACTCACTTCTCTGTCTTTCCTTCTAACCGTGCAATACGCTGCTCTACGCTTTGGGTTCGTGTTTCAAGCAATCTTACAGCCTGATCGAGTCGATCAACGGCATGTCGCAAAGATTCGATAGCAGCCTTGACTTGGGCCGCACCGAAGATGATGCCGATCAGAATGGAGGCTGGTGTAGCCCAAGCGTCAAAGAATTCCATTACTTCTTCTTCTTTCTTCTACGGCCACTCGCAGTGACGGCGTACTCCACACGAGAGGGTCCGGTCTTGCGAGCAGCAGCTGAACGCTTCTCAGATGCCGTCATCTTGGCCGCGACCTTGGCTGGCCGGCACGCTGGGTAAGGACGCTTGCCCTTCTCTTTGCCCGAACGTCCGCACTTCTTGCCGGTCTTGATGTCCCGCCAATCTTCCTTAAACCACTTTGTCAATCCGCCTTGAGGCTTAGCCATTACGAGCGCCTCCGTCTACGAAATAATCCGAGAATCCCAACAAGTGGCAAGACCCCTGCCTCGGGAATCGGCGTATACTCATCTCCCCACAAACCCCAATCAAAAAGGAGCGTCTCTTGTCCACTCTCATCGAAAGCAACGACTGGATCGAAGAGGAAGTCATTCTGTTGGATGGACTGGAAGATGCCATGATTGGGATCGGAGAGCAGAATGGCGGCATCGGGCAGGTAGCTACCTATAGCGTCAGAAAAATACTGGACATCTTGATGACGAGAGACGACATCTGTTGGGAGTGCGCGTTCGAGTTCTTTAGCTTCAACATCGCTGGCCTCGGCCTTGGAGTCAAGACCCCCGTCCTCGTCCATGACCTCAAGCCCGACGACGCCATCCGGCACTCCGACACCTGTAGCTGCTGCGACGGAGCCAATTGTTGTTGAAAGGCCCAAAGCAAAGTCCAATGACTCTTTGCCGGCGAGCGTAGAAACGACAGTAAGAGCCAGCGTAAGACGCTGGTTCTTGGCGCTGATCTCTTTGCAGCGGCCCTCACAATCGGAGAGCTGCTTCAATTCTTCAGCCTGTCGCTTCTCGCACGCTGGACAAGTCATGCTCGGTATCCGCCACCACGCTTTTTGTATGTGCGAACCAACCACGCATTTGCATACGCCGATGGGTACACATCAAACTTTCTCTTGGCCTCCGCCTTCACCCGGCTGTACAAAGCTGGGTTAGTGGGCTTCGGCCCCTTCTTGGTGGCCTTTTTTGTGGCCTTCTTTTTCGCCATTACTTACGACGCTTTTTTGCCATCACTTTTTTGCCAAAAGCGGTGTTGCCGAATTTCTTGGCGCCAGTTCTAGCAACTCTCTTCTTACCCATGGTCTTCTTCTTGCCATTGGTTTTCTTTCGTCCAGCCATTACAAACCTCGTCTTTCTTTGACGTATTGAAAAAATTCAGGACTTACTTTGTCGTAGTAGCCCATTTGTTGAAGCACTTCGGATGTCTTATTTACGACAGACAGCCGTTGTACAAACACTAACGAGTACGCCTCGTCAAGTAGCTTTCCCCAGTGGTCGGGTTCTAAATCAGGATCATCAGGATCTTCGTCCCCCGCTATGAACGGAAGTAGAACCAGGTCGATGTTTCTCTCGACCAACTCTTCGTTTGTCTGGTCGCAGTATTCTTCCAAACCGCTACTGCCTTCTTCTGACACTGCAAACGCGATGATCTCGTACGAGTCATCCCAAGAGTGGATCGCCTCTGTAAGTTCTTCTTCTCCACCTATCATTACCAAACACTTGTTTTGCACCCATGCCTTCTTGGCAAACGGGCAAGGCTTGTGTCCGCTGTAGTGATCGCTGGGTACGTCAAGATAGTTCAAGATCCAGTTTTGAATCTCTTGGGTAACGTTCTCAAGATTGAACTGAGCAGTTGTCATACAACACCCGACAATCTGTCTGAGACTACAGGGCCTGACAAGTCTAGTGACGTCTCCCCTATCAAGTCTTGGTTGTGAACACCGTGCAAACCAGCAGCTGGTGCAAAGTCAAAGTATTGGTGTGAGGATGGTAGATTTGAAACGAGGTCGAACCTATGTGCTAAATACCCTTCAACGCTATCAATATCATCAAGATTGGAGAATGGGTTGCCAACTGCTACTACTTCGTAAATCTTCCCATCGTATGGATCACACCCGCCGCCTTGAAATTCTCCAAGCAAAAGAGAGTTGGTTACATTGCCGGAGATTGCGTTCATAAAGTTTGAACCACCAGCAGAACCATTGTCTGCACCATTGACTCGGTGTCGAGCCGTGGTTGAGGTCTTGTAGACCAGGCAAATAGTGTCTGTTTCGTTTGAAATAGGGTTGTTATTACTATCCATTGATACCGCGTTGGAGGGGTCGTTGTCAGCGTCGAAGATAGTAAAAGTAAGTTTGTTGCCGGCTTTTTGAGAATTAATCCGCCACGAAAAAGATCCGTCTGCTGCGCCAGTACCTTTGGATAAAATTGCTACGGCTGGTGTACTTAAGGTTGGCTTGATTACGGCGGCCATCATAAATGTGCCGAGATCGTCAAGCGTTTCTATATCGCCTGCTCCCAAAAATTCATCAGTTCCATCAAAATCAACCCCTGGGATGCCGTTGAGTAATCCTCCAACCGATGGCATTTGCGACACATTTAAATTAAAAAAGCTTTGTCCGTTCGTTATGTTTGGAATTTGATTTGACCATATCGACACATTTGGAGGGTTAGCCCCGTCAGAGGTGATACCAGTGCCGCCTTTTAGCCACACCTGTGCATTGTCCAAGTTGAGTGGAGTCCACAGTGCCATGATCAGTCCGAGATGATGTCAACCTTCATGACCGTGCTCGTACCAACACTGGTGGCCGTAGCCTTCATGTGAGGAGCCAAGGCAATCGTGAATGCGGCCATGTCGTTTGTCATGTCTGCATCGGTCACAGATTTGATGGTGTAGAAGTTTGTGCCATCCGAGCTGCCGAACACTGTGAGTGTCGCGGTGCTGGTTGCGATCTTGAACACCGCAACTCCGGTGATACCAGGACCTTTGCCTTGACTGTATTTGTCTTGCAGTTGAACCGCACTTGGAGTGACGCTGTCACTGCTAATAGCGTTTAGGAGATTATGTACTCTCATTCGTCGTCATCCTCGTCTTTGGGAAACTCGTCGTTTTTGAAAAGATAGTCGATTGCCATTTCTTGCAGGACACCTGCAACCACCCATTTGTTCATATCAAACTCAATCGCGTAGTTTTCAACCTGACGCTCCAAAGTTTGTTTGAGATGTTGTGCAGCATTCAACATTTCATTGTCCTCAACTCGGCCTCCCATTCCTTCGCATTCAACCGCGAAGCTGTCTCCATCCTCGCTTCGATAATCGCCATACCCGTCCCCCAGTTGTTCGTGTCCTTCCGGCTCATGTAGTCCGGTTTCAGGGGTCCACACGTCCCAACATTCATATACCACCAAGGCAGGGAAACCTTCCTGGTTCTCATCATCTGGGTGGGAGGGACCGGTCGATGTGTATGACCCCTCACAAAAAGGCGATACGGGTGGCATCCCGTCGAGTTGTTCATCTGCAAGCCTTCGAGTTCGTCCGATGTCAATCCGCAATCGAACCCGTGGTAGAACACGATCTGGCCCACCTTGTAGCAGCCCTTCGAGGACTTGATGTAGGGACGCCAGTGCCACTGCCTGAACTCGCTGGCGAACTCCGTGTTCATCCAGTCGCACGTCTCCCTCAAACCCATAGGTATTCTCCTCGGGTCCGCCCTCTTGATGTTGTCGTCGTGATTCCCCTCGCAGATGATCAGCCGGCAACCTGTCGGCAGACATTCTCGAATACTCTTCAAGAAGGCTGCGGCATGCCGATACTCGTCCATCAAAGTATGATCGCTTTCGTCGGGATGCACGGAGGCTGCGGCGGCGTCGAACACGTCGCCACAATGCACGAAGTGAGTGAGACCCGGAGTATTTGTTATCGTTTCCAATATCCATTGATGCGTCTCACTTGGGGTGTGTGGGGAGTGGGTGCAAGAAATAGCAGCAATTTTCGCAACCTCATGGCCCATTTCAACATCTCCATCTCCGTCGAGCTGCACAGATTCTCTTCTTCGGAGTCTTGGAGCAGTTGATGCCGTGCATCTTCATCTGACCAGCGGATCGCGAGCAGTAAGACTTACGTCTCTTTGCACGAGCTCCAGTGGGCTTACGTTCGGTTACGGCTGTCTTAAGTTTCGATCCAGGGTTACGACGACGGTATTCCGCAACTCCCTTCTTGGTCATACCCGCACCCTTGGCCGTGGACCTTTTATGGCCGCTACGGACACTCATGCCTTTCATGCCAGTCTTTCGCTTAGCCATTAGGGATTAGGAATATTGCCGTTGGGGAAGAATTGTAAGTTCTGATATGACGATCTTCCACGAACCGCCAACGGCAACGGCCCGTAGTTGGGGACAGGTGTCCCGTCACGTCTCAACGCTTGGTCATAGATTGGCCCCGCCTCGATTACGGCCACACGTTGGTTGGTGTCGCCGTTCTCACCGCCTTCAGCAAAAGCACGGATGTATTCGAGGAACAAACCCGTCGCGGACTCGTCAACCGGCAGCTCGAAAGCTAAACCACTGGCTGATGTGGCAACGTCTGTCGAGCGTACGGTAGGAAAGTTGCGGCGGTACTTGACGCCAATAACATTTGTTTCAGTGCTGCCTGGGGTTGGGTAAACCTCCAGACGTAGGTCCTTCATGGTGTCTGTGCCGAAGGACGCATCCTCACGAGTTGCTGTGATGTAGAACAGGCCCTCAGTGATATTGAGGTTCCGAGCCTCGAACTCTGCAAACTTCTCTGGTGAGACAAAGATGAACTCACGGAAGTTGTTGTTGATGGCGAAGACCTTGATGATCGTGCCGGACAGAACCTCGCTCAGTGTTGAGTCCGCCGGCAAAGTAATATGCTTTTGGCCTGCGGTGAAATCCAAAGTCAAATCAGAAGATCGCTCACGCCAGGTCCAGTTGTGATGAAACAACTGTTGACCAGCCGAGTTGATGATCTCAGCAATACGCTCGTCCACCGTGAGGCCAGTGGCCGATGAGGGGTCGCCACCGCAAGCGAGAAGTACGGCAGCTTTTGCACGTTGTACGGTAATCGGCATGGGAAGAGGAGAAGGGGGCGGTAGCCCCCCTCTCCCGGTCTTGTATCAATCTCTTAGGATTGAGCGTCAGATGGGATCAGCGTTGCTGAAAGTCCGTCAAACTGGACGACAGCTTTGCCGGAGCCTGCTGCTGCCGCACCATCGGCGGTCAAAGCGATGCCGACGATACGGATGTATTCATCCAATTCACCGGAACTGGTATCAACAGCGGGAATCTCGTGCAGAGTTCCTGCAACACCATCGTCGATGGTGAGTGCATTTCCTGCTGCGACGTTTCCTGAGCAGTTGACTTTGTAGACGCCACGGAGGCCGATACGGCCTTTAGTTCCAGCGTCCACAGCATCAAGCGCAACTCCGAAAGCAGTCAAGACTACGTCATCAGTGTTTGAAGCAGCAGTCTTAGTGCAGGCAGAGTAAGTGCCATCAGAAGCAAGGGTGAGTTTGACAACGTCACCCGAAGAAAGAGCGTCGGTGCAAGTAAGGAGCACCGATTCGCTTGCGATTGCGACTTTTCCGTCGCCACCTTGAGTTGCAATTTTCATGGGAACAGATCCTCTCGATTAGGCGGTGACGTGCGGGGCAATGATGCCGTGACGCTGCCGCGAGTTTGCAATGATGTTGTACCAGCTGTCCGTGATTTGGACGTAGGTAAACGGTTGATTTGGGTGACGCATGACCTCGTGCTTCTCCATGTACCGGTTGGAGTGGATCACAGGAGTAAGGTAGTCACCGTTGACGAAGAAGTAACGTGGACCTTGATGGAACGTGGTTGCTCCATTTTCAGTACCACCAGCAGTGTTGCTGAGAGATTCGCCAGCGATTTCGCTGAGCTTCTGCTTAGCAGCTGTGCCAGAACCACCAGCAGGGTGGATAGCAGCAGTGTCGAGCTCAGAGATGTAGGTCAGCGGCACGCCAGCGTAGGTTGGCTGGTTGTAAGCTGCATCTTGAGCGGTGACAGTGCGGTCGTTCTCGGCCCGAAGAGCTGCCTTGTAAAGGTTGATACCTTCACGCGAGCAAAGAATCTTCTGACGGTTGAACACGATGTTCTCGAAGTAAGCCTCGAAGGTCGGGGGTGGTCGGAACTGAAGACGGAGATACATCTCGTCAAAAGATCCCAAGAAGCTGAAGACATCAATGTTGTCGAAGTTGTTAATTGGCATCGTGCCAACAGAAGCAACATCCTTCTTAACGCCATTGAAGCTGCGAGCTGAACCAGTACCGTCGTTGTTACCATCAGAGTCGATGGAGAACGTGGAGGTCGAATCGTAGAACACGATTTCGTTGGTCCATCGAGCACCTGCACCGCTGGTAGCTGGGGTGATTCCAAGAACGGAGCCAGTGCTGGCATCGACTGGAGCACCACCACGAATACCCTTAGCACCACCACCGTCGAGATTGGTTGCGATACCGTTTTCGGTAATCAAAGCGGGCAAAGAGTACGGTTGCTTACCGCCTTCAGCTTCCATCTCAGTGACAAAGTTGCCCTGGGTTGGCTTGAACAGAGCCTCTTCCATACCGTTGACCATGGAGGTCACCATTCGCTGTTCCTTGGAACGCTTCAGGTTCTTGTACATGGCCTTGGTAGCTTCTCCGGTGAGACCGGCTCCACCTTGCAGTTCAATTTCTGCATCGGTGAAGGTCATGTGGTCCATCGAGAAACGCCAGTTGGCTTTCAGAGTGTCCATCACCTGGGGATTGCTGTAGGTGAAGGTCTCGTTGGGTTGATAGAATTGGAAAGACCGTGCGTCATCCAACATGAGGACGTCACGAATCTCGTTGCCACCTTGGATGGCTTGGTTTTTTTCTCGAATCAAATCACCGAAGAGGTAGTTACGCTTAACTGCTTCGTTGATGAGAACGTCAGGTCCGGTGAGATAAACCGGGCCAGTCGCCTCCATGAAATCGAGAAAGTTCTTAATGTGGGTTCCTGCCACGATAAAACTCCTTGAAAGGGACTAGCCCCTTGCGGGGCGGGATTTATCGCATTGTGGCTCGCCGTGCGTCTTCCTTTGAACCGCCGTTGAGGATGATGTCAAGTGCAAGATCATCTGCTTCTTCAGGGGTCAGTGGTCTTTCAGCTCGTACCGATGTGCCTCGCGGCGGGGTGGAAACCTTAGCTGGATCTACTGACGTTCCCCTATCTGATGCTTCAGACCTTGGAACTCCCATAACCTCTGTGACGGCACGTTGGGCGAGACCCTCAATGCCATTGAATTCACCTGGAGAAGATGTATAGAGCTCTGTCATCCGATCTGCAATCGTCGCTTTCTCACGCTCCGACACTTCGTCGTAGCTTGTGAGAGCCTGATCAATCCGCAGCTTGGCGATTTCGCCTATCAACGTCTCCACAAGTAACTTCTGCTGAGGATCTTCTGGAGCAGCAGGCGGGTTTGCCTCCGGCTCTTTGGTCTCCACTGCTTCAGTCTCGGCGACTTCCGTTGGTTCGGGGTCGTCAGGTGCGCTGCTTGGTTCCGCAGTCCGCGATTCGTCGCTTTCGGGTTGGTTGCCCTGAGCAGCGACCTGCTCTTCAAGATGACGCATCCTTTCGGAATAGCCATCTACATTACCTTGCATCTCCATGAGTGTATCAGCCCATTCCGCAAGCTGCTCTGGGTTGTCGGCCAGCTTGTTGAGCACTGCCTCAGGTACTTTCGCCCGTTTGAGAGCACGCTCTCGCTCAGGAGTCAGTGTGAGATCCTTTGGTTGTTCGTCTTGTACGACGGGTTCTGGCGATTGTTCCCCAGAATCTTCCGTCTTTTTTGGTTCTTGTTGGGTGCGAGCCATAAGTTGCTCTTGTCGAGCAGTCTTTTGCTCAATGATCCGGTCAAGGATTGCGTCTTCTTCGTCTGAGAACTCTGGTTTTGCGTCTTCCGACATCAATCTCGCTCCAATCCATAGCGTCCCATGATCTCTCTCTCATGTCTACGAGAAGAAATGATGGGCTGGCCTTGCTTGTTTGTCTCACAGCCAGGCAGATTCTTAGGCATCGACCGGCTGACATACGGGTACTTATGAGTCACAGTCTCTACTTCAGCAGATACTTGTGCGTCACTAACTAATCTTGTGAATCGTTCGCCATCACGCTCGATGACTGACCCAATCGGCGGTGCATCAGCCATACGGAAGTGGAACTCCACGATCTTTCCGTCTGATTCTCGGCTGAACTCGTACATCGGCATCAGAATCCACCCCTGCCGCGTGCTGATCGCTCTTGATTGCGCAATTCTTGCGCTGCATCTGCCGGCCCAGTCTGCATTCTGCTGCGAGCAGCCGCCTGTTGTGACGCAGCTTGGGCTTCTTGCTCTTGCATCTTGGCCTGTTGGGCCTGCTGAGCCTGCTCAACCGCCTTTTTCATCTCTTCAACGTTGAGAATGTCGCCCATATCTGGAATGTTCAAGGCATCTCCGACGATGGCCGTGAGTCTTTCCCAGTTGATGAACGGCATGGCTGCGACTTGTTGACCAACATTGCCGACAATCTGCAAAAGCTCAACCGCACGTCGCTGTTGGAGAGCTTCGCTGGTGCGTTCCATGGAATATGCCTGCACATCCAGGGTCATCTCGGCAAGATCAATACCCATCTCGCTACCCTTGGCCCGTGCCGGCAAGCCAAAGCTGGAGGCTTGGGGTCCAAGTGGGATCTCGGTGTCGTCATTGACGATGTACCAAGCACACTTGTACATGGCTGAGTTGACGGCGTCTGCAAACTGGCGTTGGATGTATCCAAGACGCAAACCACTGGACGCAGAAGCGGTTGATACTTCAGTTGCGGTGGCATCACCGCTGACCGAACCACGGATGACCTCCGACATACCAGTCAATCGGTCGAGTCGAGCCGACATGATGTTCTGGTAAGCCATCTGCTGCTGGGTCACACCACCGATTTCCAGTGGTACAACTCGGTCGCGGTCCATGTTTTCGGCAGGAACCACGAACATATCGGGTGTAGATGCCACATCCTGGGCCATTTTGGAGCCCCGTGAGTCCACCATGACCAGTCGTCGATAGGCCGCTGCCGAGTACGACATGGTCTTCGCGTGGTCATTTGTCTCCTCAATCAGAGGTAAAGCCATGGTCATTGGACCCAACGGGTACACATCTGACGGCACTGTGTAGGCGCCGAAGACCGTGTAGGGGCCGCATGCGGGGCCGTAGTAGGGCTGTGGCTCGCCTGCAATCTGTGCCGAGCCCTCTGCGTCCTCTACAAGACGGATGAGCCCACCGTGGTGTACACCGTCTTTGGCGCCCTCTACCTCCAGCTCAGGAACCCACATCTCGATGATGGTGACTTCGTTCCTGTCTGGCACACTGATAGCGCCCCGTGCGTAATCTTCTTTCTGACGGTCGTATGACGCCTTTAGATCGCGAACCACGGTCAAGTCAAAAGCGTCGTCAGACTCCGCTTGCACCAACAGATCGTCAAGATCCATGTTGTATTCATGACCGAGGTATCGTGCTTCTCGGGCAGTCTCAGCTGCTGGGTCGATGAAGAACTTCTCGGGGGCTAAGCGATATACCCTGGGCATCAGGCCAGCACCACCCATGTCGATACGTCTCAGGTGCTTGACTGGCTCAGGGGTTACGAGCGCAACACCCCAGCACATGGTCATGTCTGTGGCTATTTGTTGTAGCGTAGGACGCAGAGCAGACCGTTTGGCCCACTGATTCATTCCAAGCTCAAGTGCGGAGGCTCGTTTGTTGTTTGCAGGGTCATCAGCGGTCACATGGATGCGTGGCACGTCATAGGCCATACGAGGCAAGACGAGCGACACATACTGGCCGATGATGTTTTCGATGTCGTGGGCAGCGTCGTAATTGGTGTCAGAACGATAAGCCAAGCCGGTAAACCGCTCCTTCATGCCTCGCCATTGACGCAGGTGCTTTTCTCTCCAGTCTCTGGCCGACCGGATTTCGTCTCTTAAGTTCTCTTCATTGATCCGAAGCACGTTTGCTCCTTGGTTTCTTTGGCGTAGCCTTCTTCGGTGGGTTATACGACGTAGGCTCCACAGGGACCAGATCCTCTTCCATATCTGATCGACTCAAGAGCAACGGTGGTTCGCTGGCAATCTCCAGATGGGTGAGCAATTCGTGACAGTCATCTTCAGGCACAAGTATCGTCTTCCTGCCCAACATCTCTGAGCAATCAATCTGTAGATGGACGACAACATGCTGTGGCTTCACCTCAACAGCTGCAATGCTGTTTATCGGAAGATACACATTCATGACTCGAATTAACACGATTTCACCATACTGTTTTTTCCTCTCCTCTGTTCTCCTCTCCTCTCCTCTCCTCTAGGTTCGGTTTTAGCGTGACGGTTGCGTTACGCATGCGTTACTCACCGAGCCAGATGTCCTCGTCCATGTTCAGCATGGATCGCCAAGAGAAGTCAGGTTTGCCGTAATCCGATACGGGCCGTTCGTTGTCTGGGTTCGCTTCACCTAGCAGCATTACGGCGCCACCAAAAGCGATGACTCGGTCACCGTGAGCGTCACGGGCTCCCGAGGACACGTCGATCTCCAGCCTTGCTGGTCCGATGCCCCCATCCTTGTAGATCACCGTAGATTCCATCTCATCCAATATCTCCCCGTCAGGACAGATGACTGTGTCGTCAGCAATCGCTCGGGCAAGGTCACCAAACAAAACACGCTTTGTAACCCGCGTAGAGGTCCATCCAACGCGTTTAGTACGGGTCTCAACCCGCTGTCCCAGCCGTTTGTGGTGAAACACGTTGTAATATCTGAGCCTCTCAAAGTCATGTTGCATCGAAGCACCAGGCCCGTTGACTTCCCAACCAATGAGAACATCTGATCTGCCTCTGGCCCATGACCTCGCAGCACCGACTACCTCACGGGCAAGGTCATACGGTGGGATTGCCGGATCTACAAACGTGGCAACCACTTCACGACTGTTCGCATCCATCATCACGCAGCAAGCGTTCGCCGCCCCCGTGCCGTAGCTGGGGTCCATGAATGCGACAAGCACCGAGTGCTCATCGGGTTCGTTGAATATACGCCAGCGACCCGTCGGGTTATCCACAAGTTCTCCACGAATTGCTTCACATCTTCGTGCTTTGATGACGTAGTTGCGTTGTCTTTCGAGGTCAACCACCGGAAAGAAACTCCGACCACGGCTGGATGGCAAGGCAAAGACGTTCTCGCGGAGGTCATGGATGTCCCGCCGCCTGATCTGACGCTCCAGCCAAGGTGACCACCAGTAACTTCGACCGGGGTCCCCAGTGATGGCGCCTTCAACATCGAGTCTCGGTTCGCCCCCCGCCGACTTCACGGGGTCATCGACGTAGGTCAGAAGTATGTCTTCAGGGTCGTGGGTCGCTTTGGCCGTCTCCCACAGAGTATTCGTAAAATAAGACCCCACCAAGTGAGTCGAGACCGCCCAACGACTCGCAGCCGTGTCCGCCGCTGATCGCCATCCTTCCTCGAATCTGTCTTGGGACGCTGCTTCGTCAAACAGCACGACCGTCTTTCGAGCACCCCGGCCAATATGGGATGTAGTTGCCTCGCCCGTAATCGCGTTTCCATTCGGATGCTCCAGAATGCAGTGCCTACGCCTCTTGCCCCCAGACAGCAGCTCCTGCAACGGGCAGGGCAACCAGGACGGTGGCAGATATTTCAACACATGCTCGGTCTTTGCGAACAGGGTATCGGGGTCCCCGGTCCTATCAACCAACGCTTCAGTCCGTGAACACAGCAAGACATCCCAGCCGTGGAACAGCCAGCCCCAAACCGCCACTGCTGTGCTCAAAACCGACACCCCGGTCTCACGACTCTTCGCCACAGCCATGTCACGACCGCCGGCGACACAGTCCTGCATGGTTCTGATCATGTCCACCTGAGCCGGCCAAGGGATAAACGGGACCAGCTTCTGCTCCGCCGGACGCTCCTCACCCGTCTCCTCGTCCACTTCCTTGACCCGTCGAGACCAAACACCCAGTGTTACGAACGCCACGGGGTCCCCAGCGGCCAACTCGCCCCACGCTGCTACGTCAGCAGGCCCCCACCCAAACTCTTCAGGAGCCTTGGCTCCAGCCAGCACCAACCGGATGTTCTGGATCTCAGACTCATTCACTCGGCAGCTCTTTCCGATCAAAGCTCAGCTTACCAGCCCAAGCCTCTGCCGCAGCCTTGACCGCATCCGATCCAGCACCAATACCCATAATCGGACCACCGTTGGGACCCGACAGCTCAACCCGCTCAATCCGGGGCAACCTGGCTCGCAGCCAAACCTCAGCCGCACGAATCCGGTTCCGCTCGTCCTCAGCATTCAACGCCATACCACGAAGCATGTCCATCATCGCCTGATCGCCCTGTGCCTCAGCTTCCGCCTCCTCCTCCCTGAAGCCCTCCTGACGGACTCGCCAGCTCCTCATGGTCTCGTAGTTCAAATCAATGATCCGACACGCCTCAGCCGCCGACCAGCCCTGTCTACGGGCCTCTAGGTAAGGCAGCCTCTTGGTCTCCCACTGCCTGCTCTGTTTTGTAGGGGTCCTGTCCGAGTCCCTTCCTTGCCGGGAACCCTGACTGCAACTTGCATCCGGCTGACCTGCGACCTGACCCCCCCCTACCTGCTGGTCACCTGCCTGCTCGGGAGACTGATCCTTGCGCGCGTGTTGGTCTGGTGTCTGCGCGTTGCTCGCTGCGGGCTGTCGGGGTGGCTGCTGGTCGATGCGGGCTCGGGGCATGGCTGTTGTTCCTGTTCCCTGTATAGGGGAGAATGGTCCGGCAATCTGGACAGATGCTGCCTCACGGTACAGAAACGGGGTTGTTCGGGTTCTGTTCGGGTAAAAGAAAGTTCAGAAAGTTCTAAACAAAATCCTGATTTTCTCCGATATCACAAAATCGTCCTGTATAATCTGGGCATGTCCGGCGAAACGGGCAGCAACACTGGAGAACACGACCATGCGTCACATCAAAGTATTTGTATCCTCGACCAAAGCCCACGAACTTATGTCCATCATCAATGGCGTGACCCGGAAGATGATGATCCCTGTCCGAATGTTCGACACAGGTTGTGGGATGGAGGGACGCGGCCAGATGTGGATCAAGTTCGAGGTCTGCGACGACAGCCTGAGTTGGGATGACCTCAAGGCTCGGATCGACACCCTGAACGACAAGACCAAGTGGGCAATGCCCTGCGAGATCGAGGTGTACGACGACGAGGCCGAAGACTAAACTTCCCAAGGAGAACACGACCATGAACATCATCATTGACAGCAACGAGTACGAAGCCCTTCGCAACGCAGCCTCATGCGTGCAGGAGCAACTCAATGTCCTTAACGAGGGCATGAGCAACCAGTCCAACGTCGATGGCTACATCGACCAGCAGGGCATCGACGATGCCATCATCTGCAAAGAACGAACCCTGATGCATCTCGAAGGACTTCGGGAACGACTCGACGAGCAATTCAACTGACCGACCCACGGAGAACACTGACCGCTATGAATACCAAAATCACTATCGAATCCTTCCTCCCATCATCACCCGAGGGCTCAATCATTGAGTCCGGCGTCTTCGGCGGCGACCACCGCGTCAAAGCACGAGCCCTGAACCTCATCGAGAAGATGCGAGGCCACAACGAGGCTCTCCGTACTGCGGACATCCACCTCCACTACAACGGCGATTACGGTGCTGTGATCACCGTGGTGGGCGTGCCTTGGGACTTCAAAGGCTACAAGGGCTTGGATCGCAAGATCACGCCAATGAACAATCGGTACGAGAAAAGCGACCGAACTTACATGCCGAACCTGATGCACGCACGGATCTTCGGCACGGGTCAAACCATCGCCGAGAACGAACCCAACAGCCCCGGCTACTGCACCTACGAAGTCGCCTACTGCTGATCACGATCCCCCACCTGTCCACTGCGTCGGAGCAGTGGGCGGGATGGGCGACCCTGACCTGCCCACGGAGAACACTGACCATGAACGCAATGCAAGCCATCGAAATCATTGAGACCGGCATGAACGGCGATAAGCCTGCGGATCAGGACACCCTGCTCTGCGCCTGGCAATACCTGATCGACTCAGGGCTCGCCTTCACCTTGCAGGGCTCGTACGGGCGGACTGCCGCCAACCTGATCGACGCTGGGCTCTGCACCGGCTGAAAAAAAAGTGAAACAAAATCCCAAGAATCTTTTGAATCACGAAAACACACTGTATAATCACACACGAGCCCGAGGGGCTCAGGAGAACCGACCAATGAACGACACCGAAACATCACCGTGGGCGCAAGACGCCGACACCCTCACGGCAATCCTCGATCAACTTGGATTCCCACTAAAGCATCTCGACAACCCAATCGACGGGGCATTCGGGGCCTGCGAGCAGGAGCAAGTCATCTATCTGATCGAGGTGCTTGATGGACACATCGACACCCTCATGAGCAACGAAGGCGTGAAGCAAGCCATTGCCAACGCAATGAAGAAGGGACACTGACCAATGCAATACATCGAGATCATTCAGACACAGTCAGCCACCGTGGTCGAGACCGTCAAGGTCCGCGTGCAAGTCCCCGAAGGCATGACCCAAGAGGAGTTCCGGTATCACATCGACGACGAGGGGATCGCCTCTGAGTTCACTGGAGTCCGCGAGGACGATGCGTACATCCAGTACGACAACGATGACCCAGAGGATGGGCCGGTGGCCCGCGAGACGACGGTGTTCGTGGGGACCGACACAGAGGGTGTGAAGATCGAGCGTTCGTTCGACTGGCACGACCCTGAAATCGAGATGAAGGACGTGACCAAATGAGCGACAACTATGAGATCAAATGCTACGCCCGTCTTGTCGGGATGATGGACAACGGCAGTACCAAGATTGTTGACCACTCGGAGGTCGTACCTCCAGAAGTCTTCTGGGAGCAGGATCGGCTCGGACAGTTGGATCGAGCAAGCCTGATCGAGGAGATCAACTTCATGGCTGAGATGGTCGTGGAATTTGCCAGCGACATTGCCGACGAAGCCGTCGATCAACTGACGTGCCAGCAAAAGCAGATCGAAGCGGAGAACGACCAATGAGCGTCAAGTCAGACACACGAGCCTTCAGGAACTTCTTCGCATTGCCCGGACCACGGTTCACCGTCTTCACCCGGACATGGTGGAGGGAGAACCCAGACTGGCCTGACGGTCTGGAGCCCTGCCCCGGACCCAAGCGGACCATCGGACATTGCGACACCATCGAGGCAGCACGGCGTATGTGCCGCCAATACAACGAGACCACGGGCCAGACCAAAGCCAACCGGCGACTGTCCCGCAAAGCAGAATTTACGGAGAACTGACCATGCCAAACTGGTGCGAAAACAACGTGAGTATTGAAGGGCCAACCGAAGCCATGCAATATTTCTTGGACAACTACTGCGTGCAAGATCCCGACTCGGAGCATATGTACCGAATCTCATTTGAGAAGATCATCCCCATCGAGCAGATGCCAGACGAAGAAGGCAAGTGCAAGGGGTTCGCACAGATCGAACACCAAGCCGAACGATGGGGGTGCAAGTGGGACACCTGCGACTTTGAGATGGAGCATGAGGTATTCAACTCATCAGTCGATGCGAAGTTGCAAAGGTCAGGCTTCTACGGGGCATTCGATACCCCGTGGGGTCCGCCCGAGCGAGTGGTCGAACGCCTCCGCGAGATGTTCAACGACGAACCCAAAATGGAGGGCCTTGATCTTCAAGAATGGTTCTACAAGGAGCCGGGCATGGAACTGGCGGGGTGGCTTTGATCATGAACCTCACCTTCCCCCAACAGCGAGAGAACATCGAGACCCGCAAGTCTGTGTACGGTCTGGAGTGGGTCATGGTGCAAGCCTTCACCCACAACAGATCACCCGAGGACTGCATCGAGATGCTTCTGGAGACCGAGCAAAGCATGATGGCGATCCTCCGATCCCTTCAGAAGTGCAGGTCATTCAGATGCTCGCCGACCCACACGCGGAACTACCAACAGTGGCGTTGGTGGACTGACCGCTTCGAGTTCAAACTCAAGTGGGTGCAGGCGACAGGACAAGCGGACAAATACTTCCAAGCAAAGGAACAACACCAATGAATTTCGTCAAAGAAAAAGCAATGAACCGCCTGCTGGAATCGCTGGCCGACATGCCCAGCACCAAGGCATCCCCATACGGCGTGCATTGCACCGGGGGTGGGGAGTATGCCTGCCACCGATACGAGTACCCGGACAGCAACGGTGATGGGTACGACGTTCATGCCCGGAACAGCGAAGACGCTCAGGCTATGTACGAATTGCAGGACATGATCGACTATGAGGACGAAGAGATCGTGGACTTGTGCGAGCAGCCGCTCGGGTTGCCTGAGTCTGCGTACCACCAGGAGCCAAACTGGGATCGGTTCCCTGACCACAACTTCCCGCAGCGAGTACCCTTCTCAATCAGCGAGCGGGACATGATGCTCAGCCTGTTCGACGGGTATTACGCAAGGCTTGAGGCTGACGTGCGTAAGTTCTACGAACACATCGAGGAGATGCACGCCGGCGACTTCAAGTTCGCGGCGGGTCGTGTACTCAAGATGTACCAGATTCGCATGCTGCAATTCAAACTCAAGGTTTTATCTGCTCACTGGCGTGACTGGAAGAAGGATGCGGACAAGTTCAACGAACAATTCAGAACAGGAGAAATTAATTGACTACCACCAACGAGAACACATCGAAGCCTTACCTCGGCCTACGGGTCAGCCAAACCATCCTCGATCAACTGGATGTGTGGGCAGAGCATGAGGCAGCACGGATCATGGAGGCTGCTGGCGGGGTGGAGATTCTCTTCTCCCGAGCTGAAATCGCACGCAGCATCCTGATGAAAGCCATCAATCGTGAGATGAACGATGGCACAGATTTGGGCAAACAGTTGGCAGAGATTGCCAGCGTTGGCCTTGCTCGACCCGAAGGGGCTGAGTAAACTCCCCGAACTACTTTGGTCGGTAGTTCTCTCCGAGGGAGGTGTTCGCACGCCTCCTTCGGGTTTGCCCCCTATAAGGCTCGCATTCTGCGAGGGGGGCGACAACCCACCCTCCGCTTGGCGGCAGCATCCACCCGCTGCCGTCAGGCTTAGCCCAACCGGGCGACATCTAAGGAGATACCAATGACCGATCCAAAGTATGGGGTGTATTCCCCTGACCAACTATCAAACTCTGCATACCACGCCATCGGTTTGCCTTGGGCATCAGCCCACCGCTTGGCTACGTTCTCAAGATGGGGTGCAGCCACGGTGACCTACGGGGTGGACAACCCTGACCCACCATCCAGTGCCATGGTGCTGGGCTCTGCGATGCACAGTCGCATCCTGACCCCCAAGCATTTCAAGGACGAGTTCAAAGTTTGGACTGGTGACCGACGCACCAAGGCCGGCAAAGAGCAGTGGGCTCAGTTCCAACTGACGCTGGGCCAAGCCGAGGTTCTCACCAAAGATCAAGCCAATCAGGTGGAAGCCATGGCTGACTCGGTCTCCACCCACCCGACGCTTGGGCCGATGGTCATGGATGCGATCACGCACGACAGTGCAGAGCAGTCCATGTTCGCCGACATCAACGGCGTCAACTGCAAGGGTCGGATCGACGCCTTGTGCGACACCCCCATGGGTGTATGCCTGCTTGACCTGAAGACCAGCAGCCGTTCACTGTCCGTCGATGACCTGGTTCGGACGTGTGCCAACTACGGGTACGTCGAGCAACTGGCCTTGTACCTGCGGCTCTGCACCGAGTGTGGCATCAATGTCCACCGCGTCATGATCGGATTCGTCGGATCAAACCCACCATACCCCGTGCGTGTTTGCGAAATCACAACGGATTGGCTGGATGCTGCGTCCAAAGTAAACGATGTACGACTTCACGAATGGAAGACTGCGGACTGGGACTGTCCCGAAGACCACGTCGAACCAATCGCTGATCTTGAAATGCCTGCATGGTATGGGAGCAATGTGGAATGATTACTCTGATCTCAATCGTCATCGGCCTGACCGATCTCACCAAGTACGAAGATGCGACGTGGCTCGTCGAGTCCAGTCGCAAAGAGGGAATGATCTGGGGAGACCAAGGCCGCAGCCTCGGTCCCCTACAGGTGTCAAAAGCGTGCTGGCAAGATGCCTTGGAATTTGACCCCAGCATCGGCGGGACGTACCTTGACTGCCAACACTTGGACTACAGCATCAAGATCATGCGAGCTTACCTCGACCGCTACTGCACCGAGCGGAGACTCGGTC